ATTGTCGGAGCCGGCGGGGATACTATGACGTCGAGCACATCGTTGACTCCGACGTCTTCGCCGTCCACAGGAACGGCTACTGCTGGCGTAGCTGTCCAGACTGCCCCATCCAGCGCCTCGTCTATAGTGAATCCCGATGACTACATCGGACAGCAGCTCAAATTGGCGATGATTCGAGAAGTAGAGGCCAGCGACGCGTTGGCACGGGCAACACAGGAGCACGCCGACGCTGCGAAGAATCTCAGCAAATGGCGCGCGTTACAGGACGCATTAGCAGCGCCGCTCGGCGCAATTGCTGGCAAAGCCGGCTAGCACAAGGAGTGAAGTGATGGTGGTGATCTCAAAGGAAGTTGTATTTCTGGGCGTCGGCAGCGTGCTGGCGGTAGCGGGTGCGATTGGGCTGTCAAGGCTGATTGTCACGCATAACGATTCGGCTCCAGCCGCAGCGGCCGCAGACCAGGACGCGCCGCTCACAATCATCGGGGCGTATTCGTGCAGGGGATGGACCGGAGCCATTGTCATAGACAAGGGCGGACGGCTGCACAGCATTCCGGTGACGCCTGCGCAGGCGGCGGAGCTGGCGAAGAATGCCGGCATTCCGGCGGATCGGCAGTATCACGTCTTTCCGGCGCAGGGAGACTGCGCAGTTCCTGACGGCGATGCGACGAAGGAATGGCACGATCCGGTGCCCCCATCTCTCGGCGGGAAGAACTCGTCTTCGATCTAAGGAAAAGCGAGCAGAAACAAAAAAGCCCGAGCCGTAGGCGCTCGGGCAATGGGAGAGAGTCTTTACGGGCCGCCTAGTGCGGCCTTTTTATTTCGGGGCTATCTGTTTCAACATGTCCTTGAGTAGCTGTCTACCTTGCGGGTCGGTGAAGAATCGCATGAGCCCTTGCGCCATCGCTTCTACGAATGCTTCGTTCTCCGATAGCTTGCTATAGCCGGTTTCGTGCAACTGGGCATGAATCCATTCATGCCAAAATGTATTAGACCACTGGCCGTAGTCCTGAAGCTCTTTGCTGATCGAGATTTTCTTCTTGCCGTATTCAGTCAGTCCCAGCGGCTTCATGTCTCGCTGAGTCTTTATACGGTACGTCGTGTACGCGACGGGCACGCGCACAGCCCGTTTCTTGGCCACGGCGCACTACTTCTTGACGGCTGCAATGATCGCCGGGGCAATCTTCTCCGCCGTGCGTCCCATGGTATAGCCGCCGAGACATACCTTGATGATCCCGAACAGCTCCAGAACCAGCGCCTCGGAAAGCCCTTCGGCGCGCAGTCCGTACCAGTACGAGACTACAAGCCATACAAACGTCAGGGCGCTGATAGGACGCCAGTTGCGCTGTAGCCAGCTCTCCCCTTGGGCCTCTGCCTTGACGACATCTAGGCCGGCGAGCTGAATACGTACATCGTCTTCGATCTGCTTGGCGTAGTCCGTCTCGCGCAGCGTTTCGAGTTGCGCTTTAGCCGCATCTTGCGCCGCCTTGTCCGGTATCACCTTGTTAATGATATCCGTGATGGGCTTAACAATCGTGTCCCAAATCATTCTTGAAACTCTCCCTTAAGTAGCATGTTCGCAAGTCTGGTAGACCGGCCTGGCCCTACCTGTCTGGCCCATACGCTGTCTAACAACTGATCGTGTGCGGTCTGCCAATCTTTCTTGGTGATTGCCCGCCGGCACTTGGCAAAATGCATCCATTTCAAGACGCCGAGGTTAAAAACCAACTCTATGACAGCGTTCTGTCTCGCGTCCGTGTCTAAAAACGGCCATTCGAGCAGTTGGCGGGCGTCGTATTCAGCCTGGGTGATATCCGCGTCCAGCCACTCAGATATCTGCTGAGTGTCGAATGTGACGCCGGTCCAATCGCGTCGTTGGTCGAGCAGATGCCCAACGCCGGCCGTCCAATACCCTTCGGTGTCTTTATAGGCCATGCTTTTGCAGCCTTCGGCCTGTACCAACTGTGATTCAAGTCTCGCCCGGTCCATGGGCACTCCCTGTATATAGACGGTCCTATGCGACTGTTGCTGCTGGTGCTGGCGTTTATGGGACCGCTGGGAGACTTCCCAGACTGTCTACCGTTAGACTCGCCGCATAACCAGGACATCTGTCGTAAAGCGCAGAAGCGCGCAATGCAAAACCCGTGTAGAATGCCCCCCGGACGTGTGATTCACGGAGGCTAAGGCACATGCACGTAGTACTAGCGATCCTCGGCGTGATCCTCGGATTTGGTCTGCTACAGTTCGCCTTGTGGGTTGTCTTCTGGCCGTTACGCCTGCTGCTCCGCGTTAAAGACTAGGCCCCTCCGCTTCTGGCATCGGGAAGGGTAGGGGGCGCTGGTAGTTCTCGAACGCCGGCCCAGGCGTCGGAGACAGAACCGGCGGAGCCGGCAAGGGCGCTTGTGGCAGTTCCATCTCGGCCTGCTTCTGGACGACCCTACGAGCCCGCCCCGGAGGCGCTGTGAGCTGCAAGGGCAGCGGGGCAAAGGCATCGGGGGCGCGGCCGGGGAACATGCGCCTAGCGGCCTCAGCGCCGCCACCGGACAGCAGGGCGCGCTGCGGAAGGCGGGTGTACTTGGCAACCCCTATCCACGTCGTAGGCTTCTGGAGCTGCGGGACGCGCTCTACAGAGTCCGCCATGGCCCGTAGGGACGTGTCCGAGAGGTCGATCCGCCGGCCGGTGACGGCCCGGTTGTCTTCTGCGAACTGCGCCGCGATCTTCAGGCCACCGCTGAACTTATTGGGGGCGTTGCGGTACATGCGCCCGAGCGCTCCCAAGTCTAAATCCTCGCCGCGCAGGGCTTCGTAGACAGCCCGGTTTTGGGCGATCGCCTGCCTGGCGGCCCGGAACTGCTCAATAGACGTCCCGCTGTCCGGCGGGATGCGCTTCTCCAGGTACTCTTCGAGCTTGTCCGCCTTCGCCAGCAGCTCCCGTCCTTTGGCGATTGACTCCGGGTCATCGCTTCGCGGAGCTGCTGTAATATTTCGTCTCCGTTCGGCACCGAGGCGGCGACGCGCTGGTAGACAGACTCCGGTCCGGCCAGCGCAGCGTCGAGCGTCTGGTAGTTCAACGGGACATTGGCGTCCTGCGGCAGCCCGGCTGCATGGCGGGCGATGACGTTGCCGACTTCCACGTTGTTGTTGGTGAGGATCTTGCGCGCCGTCCCGCCGCTGGCAGCCGCCGCTAAATCCTGCCCAGCTCCGTTCCGGAATCCGGCCGCGTATGCGGCGGCTGCGTCCGGGCTCTTGAAGCCTGCCAGACGCCAGACGGGCAGGGCCTCCCGCGCGCTCGCCGACTTGGAAAGCGCTTCTGCAATCTTGCCGCCGGCGCCGGCGGCCGGCAGCACGTCGAGTACGTCTTGACCGACGTCTTTGGTGTTTTTGGCTAGATCCCGTATCAGATCAGCGTACGGGCCATTGCCCAGCATCCTGTCTACGGCGTCGATACCGCGCCCGACAGCCTGCGGTATTCCCGTCGCGTTGGCCGCCCGTCCGGCGGCCCCGAGGACATCCTGTCCGGCCTGCCCGACAGAGAAGGTTGGGGCTGGCTTCGCCGGCCCGTTGCCGAAAGCCCGACTAGCAATGTCCGCAACACCGTTGATCGCGCCGGGAATCAGGTTGCCCACGGCTGCCCCGCCCAGCTCAAGCGCACCAAGCGCTCCGTGGGCGATGTTGTCTAACGCCGAAGGCTGTTGCTGCTGTCCAAGCCACTCGTCCGGCACTTGCATGCCGTTGGCTTTCAGCTTCGCAACGAGATCGGCCTTGGAGATCCCGTCCGGCACATCCTGTACGACGGTGCCGTCTGGCAGCTCGACATCCATTACTTCAGATCACCGAACTTGACGACTTTCTTGCCGCCGCTAAGCGCATTAGACGGAAAAGCTGTAGACGATTGTTGGTCAGGGCTATCCTGTCCCACAACGCCTCCGAGCTGATCCGCTCCTTGCAGGAACGGAATCCCCAACTTTTGTTGCACGTGCAGCGTCGCCTTGTAGTGCTCCGGGTTGCGCAGTGCGTCAAGCGCGAGTGGCGTCGCGCTCTTCAACGCTTCCATCTCTCTGGTGACGAGGAACTTGATTGCCGCCTTCTGCGCGTCCTTAGACGTGTCTCGGCCGAGCACGTTCCAGGCTTCTTCTTTGGCGCTGTCCGTAGACTGTCCGGTGCCTCCGTTGATAACACGGGCGTACTCGGACACGAACGACTGAAGCGCAGCAGCGTACTGCTGCTCGCCGGGAGATGAGAAAACCTTAGTCTTGCCGATACGCACAGCGGCGTTGATCGGCG